CTTATAATGGTTTCTGTAATTGGAAAAGATGAAGATAAAATACAAGTTAGCATTTTAGGAGCAAAAAAAAGAGAGTATGAAAATGGTGTATGGGGCCCTCTGAGCATAGAAGACAAAATAAAGGAAGGTCAAAAAGTAGTATTTAGTTTTAACGGAAAACACTTATTAGTCCCTGGTGATGTAGGACGCCCCCGATCAAATGATGCCGGTAATTCTGTGATAGCTGTTATGAGAATATTCAGTACTGAAATAATGCCCGTGGGTGGAAGACGTAAAAATAAATCACGAAGGCGTAATCGCAAAGGAAGAAAATCACAGTCTAGACGCCGCCGTTGACTATTAGATTCCATTGTCTAGACAAGACCGACACCGGTCATGTAGGTGCGACGCATTGCCGCCACCTGGCCACGGAGCGATCCCTTTGCCCCAGACAGAAATGAGCAGATGAGAGATGCGACATCGCCGTTCAGTGACGAATTATGGAGGATCCGATTCACGACGATGAGCTTGCGTGCCTGCTTCTTGATTTTCGTCATCGCGAGGTCGTACTTGTGGCTTGCTTCGACGTGTTCGTTCTTAGGTTTTTTTGGCATCTGTGGTTGTACCCCATAATCATTCAGGCCGTAGTTTATACGATTCCACAAGCGAGTGATAGGGCAAATCAACTTATCAAACGCAGTGTTCCACGGATTATCATCGCACTCCAACGTCACAATGGTCTTCGGCAGCTTGGGCAAGAACGTGAGCTGATTCGCGCTACAATCCAACACCGTAACCGACGGAAAAACATGGCCCAGCCGTGTAATACGGTTGTGTGCGCAGTTAATCTTATCAACAGCGTAAGGCATTGGCGGAAGATCTGTGAGACTGTTGTGGCTGCAGTTAATGTCTTTAAGCATCCTCGGCATGTCGAAGAGCGACGTAATATGGTTATGCTCACAGTGTAGTGTCATGACACTATTCGGCAGATACGGCAGATACGACAGCTGGTTGTTTGCGCACTTCAGATAATACAAGGTCGCAGGAAGTTCTGGCAGAATCGCCAAATCATTGTCGCCACAGTCCAGAGACCAGACCTTCGATGGCAGATCAGGGAGTTCGTGGAGATTACAGGCCGAACATTGGAGATATGTTAAGGAATCTGGGAGCACAGGTAGAGCTTCCAGAGGCGGATTGTAACAGCAGTTCAAGTAAGTCAGTGTTGGCGGCAGGGTGGGGAGTGAGCGAATACGATTGTCACCGCATCCTAATTCACCGAGCGTTGGTGGAAGCTCTGGAAGCACACGGAGCTGATTCGTATGGCAATACAGGACCGTCAATGTGGGTGGCAGATCGGGCAACTCAGTTATCCGATTCCCACCGCATCGCAGATCCTTCAGGCCGGCAGGCAAGGACGGCAACGCAGTCAGCTGATTTTTAGTACAGTCCAGATCAATCAGAGTGTCAGGCAACACCGGTAGCGCAGTCAGTCGATTGTTCGCACAGATGAGATACTTGAGCTTCGCTGGCAGAGGCGTTGGCAACTCAGTGAGTTCCATATTAGAAACATCGAAGGTGCCCGTGTTTTTGGCCTGGCGGTATTTGAGGCGGAGGCGTATGGGAATTGGGCTATGATTTGTGTTTGGATTTTGGTCAGGCATTTCGTCTTTGGTGGAATGCTCTTGGCTTAACGCGCCGCGCAAATACAGGTGTCAACTTTTTTGGGCCGTTGCGGATTTTAAATGAGCAGTTGGGAGTTAGCCTGCGATGGCTAACTCACAATAGGCAATTTATATCACGAACGGGCAACTGCGCAGACCGTGTGTGTCAGAATCGGTCTAACAGTGGATGGCCAGCATTCCGCAATAGATACCAGATCAATATCCAACTATCCGTCGCATAAGTAAAAAGAGAATGCGTTAATCCGAATAACTTCTCTAAGAAGAGAGATGGCTAAAAAAACTTATAAAAAGAAAAAAGGGGCTGCAAAAACCCCAACAGAAACGGGTGAGCCTACAATAGATCCCAACGCGTTCAAAGAGAATACGGTCCGTCTAGGCACCAACGGATATTTGTGGATAGTCGTGAATTGGACTCCAGGTGCAATTGGACCTCAACCAAATAAATGGCAAGCTCTGGGAAATCATACAAAAAAGAAATATACATTGAAAAAACTCAAAATAGAGATGAACGAATTTGAACAAAATAAGCTCGATAATAACGGGATTATTAAGGTATCCTTCAATCTAACACCCCGATGCGAAAAAGCGGGGGAGCTACCGAAGGGCTGCGACCTCGAGCTCGAGGGGCGTCCCAAGTTAAATCCATTAAAGAAAACCCGCAGTTGGCATTTTACATATTATGATTATGCATCGGCCCCCACGGATAAATACAAATACATGCATAGTTACGAGGGGGCTCTAGCAACAATGGATATCGCTGTGGACATGTTGAAAAAACACTACGGCGAGCATAAGCGGGCAGGCGAGATTTCGAATTTCAATATTGAGTCTCAGACATATAAAAAACGGATGGCAGAGATTTATATTTTGTGAGGGCTAATAATTTACCAACTCACGTGTGTCAGAATCTATCTAATAGCTTCTGAGATACAAACAGAGGGTTATGACATCAAAAGCAGAAACGATTTGTAGCTACGTATTGACCGATGTGCGGAAATCACTTTGGGAAGCGGTAGATCGCAGGGACAGTCGTGCCGCCAATCGCTGGACCGCCGAACTCGTTGCGACGCCCGGTGCCGTTGGATCACTCTGGGCTTCTTATTGGCTCGCGTGGGCCACTGCCCAAGGTGGACCAACAATGCCCATTCTGCTCAAACAGTCGTGGTCAGCGATAACGGCCGCCGCAGCGGAGCTCGTCAATGGTGGAGGAGGATGGCCAGCATTCCGCAATGATCACGATGTTCGCTCTATCGCCGCCGAGAACACCAAACGTCTTCTGGCTCTGCCGAGACAGAGTCCGGTAATCTGGCCATCCCGCGAAATTATTCTGTACGACGTGGCAAATATGCGGGATTCACCGGTTCCCACGGTCACAGATGGTCCGATTGTTCTCCGAGTCTGGAAACGGGATGAAGATTCGCTAGAGCTCCGAATGATGGCGGGACGTTTCTTGTCGCAACTGGAAACGGGCGATCTCCGCGGTGCTCTATCGGCGATAGCGTGGACTCTGATGACAACGACACAACAGGGACTCAATACGCCGATGAAGTGTGCTTCCCGTGGTTCTCAGGCCGATCTAACAAAGAAGGTCTGTGATTCGCCGTTGTGGTTCTGGATGGAACTAGGACGTTCTTATTTCCAGAGTCGACCGCACTTACACAAAGGCTGGCTCACGATGCACAATGCCGTTGCTGATGCTTTCCGGATCCACTACAAACGCTGGACCACGGTGGAACGGATGCGGATTCTGTTAGCCTGGACGCTTCAAGTGCGGGCATCAATGACGCAGCAACCGGAATCCATATGGGCCGCCGCACCGCTGAATCAATCGGTGGAAGAAATTGACTTGCCGTACAAAGAAATCGCGGCGGAACTAGCGGACCCGAACACGGTGATCCAACAGAAACAACGGGTTCAAAAAGAGGAAACACAGAAATCCAAGTCGGAATCGAAGATGGCAGAGGCGGATGCAGCAGTGATGGCAGCCCTGGGCCTCTCCGCGGATGATTTATAAATCGCGGATAATAATAGAGATGGCAGCACCAGCTTCTAGAGCTGGATCTGGACCTGGATCTGGACCTGGATCTGGACCTGGATCTGGAACATCATATGTACCTTTTGCGGCATCAAGCATACCTGGCGCATACAATTCAGATGGATCATCTGTTGCCACAGACTCAAGTGTCTCAACTGTTCCAACTGAATTTGACAGTCCTAATTCTGTTGAAGGTCCAGGCATAAAAGATTCGCTTAAACTCCTAAGAAGGAAAGGGCTTGGGCGTGGTATAGTGGGAGATGAAAGCTCAATCAGCGAAGGGCACGGAAAAGTTGTAGAAAGGACTTCACTTGCGCTTTCCTCCTTTTCCGATGATGTAGAGTCCAATTATAAAGATGTATTAAAATTATCAAAATCTGAGACGAGAGATCTGATAACTAGATTATCAGGTAATCAGGGTAACACAAATACTAACAAACGTACTGTTACTACACGTATTACGGACGTATTATTAACATTACCGAATACAATTGAAACAAATATTCCTGCTAATAAAACAAACCAGAGTATTGCTAAAAGAACACTGTACAATGTTTCATATACACTATCAACAATTCCTGTTAACGAGCAAATGATAAAAATTGGCGGTGGAACGTTTGGTTCGATTTTTGTAGGACAGACCACCGGAAATATATACAAACGTGTAAGCCTTGAAGGTGACAACAACTCAGATGACGCAGTAACAGAAGAATTCGCACGCGAAACATGCGTCGAAGTTTTTATTCAAACAGTCCTACAAAATGACAGTATGTATGGTGGTAATATTGCACGTATACTAGGTGTATTCAGGGATTTAAAAAATAGAACCAGGACGGCGGCTGGAGATCAAACAGATTTTACATTTTTTTATGTGATGGAGCCCGCCGGTATCCAAATATATGACTATCCTGCATCTAGTACATACGCAATGCTGCAACAAAGAGAATATAAACTATTAGAAAATCTTGGAAATATACTTGCTCATTTTGATAAACTATATGGTTTTAGACACCGTGATTTACACGGTGGAAATGTATTGATACAAGGTGCCGACAAAATTAAATTAATTGATTTTGGAAAATCGTGCATTCGAGTGGATGGTATAACATATGCTGTTCGTGGAAGAACCTGTGAAGCAACGGATCTGTTGATATTACTAGCGGCAATTATTCAATATTCAACAGAGTGGAATCGCGCTCCTGAATTGAGACGTATTATGCGATTATTTCTAACACATAATCCGGGCGGTATGCGTACAGATATATACGGGCAGATGTTAACACACCCCGAAGGCACGGCATTCTATGCTGCCTATTATGACTACATATCAGCCAGGCTTATACCGTGGGGTACCCCTGCTAATTATGCGTTTATAGACGATAAAGTAAATGGTATAACACATTTACAACCGGAGAATTTCGCAGCAATAATGAAGAAATTACGATTACCTACTACTGCGTCAGGAAGTGTAACATCATTTGATCGTTCGTTTTTTCAAAAAATGTATAACGCAGGTGCTAAAGCCGCAAAATGTGTCGGCAACGCTTGTAAGAGACTAACACCTACTCAACGAGGATTAGCAGCGGCGGGTACTGCGGCTGCTGCGGCTGCTGTAGGAGTAGGGGTATATATGGCATTGAGACCAAAAACAGAAAAGCTCGATGGAGGGAGACGTCGTAGCCACCGGCGTAAACATCGTAACAACCGCAAAACCAGACACCGAAATAAACGACGCGTTTAGTAGAATGAATTGGGTAACCAGGCAACTGAATTATATGGGAAATTCGACGAAAGTAAAGAATTGGGTAAACACACCTGTATACCCCAATCCTGAGGAAAATTCAACAAAAGTAGAGAATTGGGTAAAACCACCCAGATATGAGAATCCTACCGAAAACCCGATAAATTCTATGAATAAAACAACAGCAGAAAACAGAAAAAACAGTCAGACCAATCAGAATAATCCTACAGGGAATCGGATGTATAATTCAAAAAATTCAACCCGACGACGAAATAGTACTGTGTCTGATCCTGGACGAACATTTAATGTAACCGGTAGCAAAAATTGGCTCAAATCCCGCTCTAATACAAAGAATAATAAAACACTCAAAAACATTAGGAACCGCCTTAAAGCCAAAAACGCGGCGTCTCTAGCAAGAATGTTAAACCAGAAATATAAGCCTTCTCCTGTTGTACCTCGTATAAATACTCCAAAAATGGCAAGTCGGAATCAGCCGTATTTATTCCGCAAAGCGAAGAATTGGTACAACTCGACCAAATTCAGTTTTCAGAAGAAACAACACGACGCCGCGGGTATGAAACTTCTAAATGAAGAGAGATTTCCAAAGACTAACAGATTACATCCGAGTTATAATGATAATAAAAAAAATTATGATCCGAATCTGAATCGCATTAATGCAGAATATAATCAGAAACCAACAGGTGCCGGCTTTGTGTACTAAAAAAATGACGCCCTTATTATGTCTTACACCATCCTGTAAGACACAATGACCGTCTCAGCTCTTGCCGCAAAACTCGAAGCCGCCTCCTTTGCCTACTTCAATGGCCTCGAAGAACTAATGACCGATGCCGAATACGACGCCGGCGTCGATACTCTCCGCAAAACCGCACCCGATCATCCTTTCTTTCAGAAGGTGGGTGCTCCTCTGGCCACCGGCGACGAAGTCGCTCTGCCGATTCCTCTTCCTAGCCTGAACAAGATCAAGGGCCAAGAGGCTATTGATAAGTGGCTCGGCAAGAATCCCGCCGCTCTCTACCAAGTATCCGTGAAGTTGGACGGATGTTCGGCTCTATGGATCCCTAAGACCAAGAAGCTCTATACACGCGGCGACGGAATGCGTGGTCGCGATATCTCCCACTTTGCGAGCTACTTCAAGGGATTTCCATCTTCTGACTCTGGCCATGACGCAGTGTTCGCAGTCCGCGGTGAGCTCATAATGCGAACAGATTCGACCGCCATTCCAGCCGGCAAGCTAGCCCGCAATATTGTGGCGGGTGCGCTCAATCGCAAGGTCGCCGATCCCGAGCTCTTTGCCGAGATCCAATTCATAGCCTACGAGCACATCGGTCCCCAGAGTCCCACCAATGCTTTCAAGATGCTGGCCGCCGCCGGCTACAAGACCGCGATGTCGATATCCCTCAATCCCATACAAGTCGAGTCCGCATATCTGAGTCGTCTATTTACAGCGATGGAAGCGAAGAGCCCCTATCAACTCGACGGTATCGTAGTGGCACCCTCCATTGAGCGTATCGGCTATAATCCGGTAACGAGAAACGGAGAGGCCGTAAATCCGGCCGACCGTGTAGCGTGGAAGACGCGGCTTACAGCCGCCACGGCCCGCACGACGGTGAGATCCGTGGAATGGAATGTTAGTCACCAGGGCTTCCTGATACCGCGTGTTCTGTTCGACACGGTCACACTGGCGGGAGCGAACATCGGTGCCGCCACGGGTCTCCACGGTCGGTGGATCTTTGAGAACGGTGTAGGTCCAGGTGCCGTGATCGAGGTCCGCAGAGCGGGCGATGTCATTCCGCAGATTATTGCGGTCCACACAGCCGTGGCGCCGGCTATGCCTCCCCGTTTCCAATGGGCGACCGAAGAGGCCGGCTGTATCCACATCAAGCCGGTGGGAGACGATGCCGCAACGGAATCTGCCTGTATCAAACTCACTCACGCTCTTGGAGAACTGGGTGCCGAAAATGTGGGTCCGGGTCTCGTTGCCAAGATGTACGCGGCGGGATTTACGACGATCGGCGCGATCTACAAGGCGACGGCAGCCGACTTCGCGACCAAGGTGGATGGCTGTAAGGAAAAGGGTGCGGAGCGTCTCTGGACGGGTCTCCGTGTCAAACAGGCAAGCTGGACAACGCTGAATTTCCTAGTCGCGAGTTGTACGATGCCCCGCTCTGTTGGACACACGAAGCTAACACCGCTGCTGTCATTAAATCCGAATCCGGGGGCCTGGCCTGGCTCTGCTGCAGAGTTAAAGGCGGCGAAGCCGGCGGGTATCAGTCCTGCGACGATCGACGCCATTGTAGAGGCGATTCCGGCATATCTGGAATGGGTCACATCCAACGGGCTGACCGCAACTCTAGAGACAACAAAGGCCAAGCCTAAGCCCGTGAATCCCGTGTCTCTAGAGACACGATGGACAGTCGTCTTCACGGGTGTTCGCGACAAGGCCCTAGAGACCACTCTCCAAGAGACCGGACACACAGTGGCCGACACCGTGACCAAGAAGACGACCCACGTTGTCTACGCCGACGGTCCTCGCCCGACCACGACGAAGATCACGAAAGCAGAGGAGGTCGGTGCCAAGATTCTGAGTCTATCCGAATTCCGAGCCCAGATGTAGAGGACAATGGATTCGTGGCTCAGTCTAGAACTAATAAAGCCGCTCAACGGATCTCCAACCGCAACAATCAGTGTAGTATTTCATTTTATTGTTAGTCTCCTTGTATTGATCGGAATAATACTTATGTGCGTAACACTGGGACTCACACGAACAACACCTACACCGCCAACAGGTTGGAACGGCCGCGACTACGATGCAGACCAAGGCAAACGCAAGTCGCTGAGAGACTATTTGGCAGCCAACAGTCTACCGGATTCCACAGCAATGAATAAGTTCTCAGTTGCCACGGCATCTTTTGGTGGAATCTTCACCGAAGATAATACCGGACTAAATCCCTGGATCGGCACTGTAAGTCCCGAGGCCGCCCGTCTTCAGGTGGAGGCGGGTGCGCGGGCTATAATCCTGGATGTATGGCCCGATCCGAATACACGTCTTCCAGTTGTATGTTCGATGATGGACAACCAGGCGTGGACCATACAAAGGTGGTGGAAGAACGGTCTAGGTCTGAATAAAGGGATAGGACGTTACAGCAATTGGAATAAGGTGACACGCAATACGGCACCGGTAGCGTCTATTATACAGACAGCCTTGAAGGCGGCGTTTATGAGCAGTCCTGGAACACAGAACACTGATCCCTTTTTCCTGATTCTCAAGCTACACGGCGGAATGACGGTTCCATATCTGAATAATCTCGGCGATCTTGTAAGAAACGCAATAGGCGGAAACGCAATGGGCGCCGATTGGAACCGCTGCGCAAATCAGAAAAACATTTGTACCGTGGCCGTTTCGCAGTTCTTATCGCGAGTATTCTTGATCGTGATTCCAGATATCAATCCCAGTTACAATATTCTTCCAAATGTCAGCACCTATGCCGCATTTACACCGCTCTTTTTGACCACGCGTCTAGGCGAAATAACAAACGCGCTTGAACAGCTCCAGAACACGATGTTCTTTGAGCCGAACGGTAACACGACTATATCTGCACCCAGTCAGCCGGCGTGCGGTTCTCCCACTGGTTCACAGCAATCTCTTGCGCAGACGGGTCTGTGTATTATCCAGCCAACAATCGGAGGTACGACGACATCGAACGCCGATTTCTATAGTACGGATTCCTATGACACGTGTCTGAAATCGGGAGCACAGTTTGTAGCCCTGAATTTTTTTCCACCGAATACGAGCGATGGTCCACTGACGACGTTTTTTCAACCGAGCTATTTTGGCACGTACAGCTTTCGCAAAATATAGCCGCATCCGTTAAGGGAATAATGAAACACGACGTGTCAGCCAAGGAGCTTGTTGCGCTAGCCCGTGCCGCCGCTGTAGAATCCGCCGATTACCAGCAGCGCTTTGCCGCCGAGGACATTGAGGCCCGCAAGATCGTTGATATAATGGAGCAATTCCTCCGTGTGAAGGCGCGTGTTGTGTATGGCGGCGCCGCCATCAATGCGCATCTGTCACCAGAAGCCAAATTCTATGATCCGAGACTATATCTACCCGACTACGATTTTCTGACACCGGATCCGCTCCAGGACTGTGCGGATCTCATAGTGGCCTTCCAACAGGAGGGATTCGACGAAGTGGAGGCAAAATTCGGTATTCACGAGGGAACATACAAGGTGTTCGTAAATTACCGTGCGGCGGCGGATATCACGTATATGCCAACGGAAATCTACGGACGTGTCATTCGCGAGGCCGCTGTCATAGACGGAATTCATTATGCAAGCGTGGATTTCCTGCGAATGAATATCTATGTGGAGTTGTCGAGACCGGCGGGAAATGTGAGTCGATGGGAGAAGGTCTATGAGCGTCTGCTACTATTGAATGCCGAACATCCGATGAGAGCAGGTCGTTGTTCCACAGCGAATAAGGACACAGAAAAGATTAACCGACGTGTCATCAAAGTCGGTACGGATGCGGGAGCCATATTTCTGGGTGAACCCGATGAGAGTCCCATACTTTTAATGTCAGACAAAGAGATCGATCTGAAACCTCTTATTCCGACGAAGATAGAGGCCATAGGAGAGCTTCTACCGGCGCGCACAGAGTTCCGGGACAAACAGGGAGACTTAGTTGCGGTCGTGTTTGAAACCGTAGCCTGCCACAGTTACACGATGCATCCTGATGCGAACAACTATCGGATTGGATCGCTGGATCTCCTCATAGAAATATATTACGCGATGTATTTTGCGGAGATCACAGAGTATAAAGAGGGGCGACTGCTGTGCCTGATCCGTGACCTCATAGAGCGCGAACAGGCCGCGCGTATCAATGCCGTGAAACGGGGTCTTCCGGCGCACGATGTATTTCCGCTGGATTGTCTGGGTCACCAGCCGACGATGCCGGAGCTCAAGAAGGCACACAGGGATCGTGTGCGTGACAAAAAAAGGGATTTGGCGGGTGCTTTACAGATTCGTGGATCGGAGGGTGTTGGTCTTAGACGGAGTCGGAAACAACGGAAGTAAGGGCCGGTGCGAGTCCTCGACGCAGAAGTTCTCCGACACACATTGCCAGACAGTGAACGTCGCCTTTTGCGGAATGGAGCACGGATCCCGAAATGTCAAAGGAGGCATTGAAGAGCCACTGAAAGAGTTCACTGAGCCGGGGGGATTTGTATTTGGAAATATTGTATGCCGCCTGCTTAGCCGTAGGCGGGATACAAACGATATCGGTGGTGGCGCGCATAGTGCAGAACTCTTTGATTTGGGTCTGTGGAGGCCAGAGATCCCGGATACCGATGGTGTAGGCGGCGGCACGGATTACGGGCTTGTCGAATTCGAGATTATGGGCAACGACGACATCAACGGTGCGAAGGGCCGCCGCCAATTCGGTCAGAACGGTGATAGCGGGAGTTCCGTGTCGGCCTTCGTATTCGCTGAGTCCGTGGATCTTTGCGGCCCCGGCATCCCAGGGAATTGCGGGATCCAGAGAGACTCCGACATCCTGTTTAGCCTCAGCGATCATCCGACCATCCTCTTCGACGGAGTAAATTGCCCAGCTCAATTGGAGGATGGCGGGCCATCCCGGTTCAGAGATGGGCGCGTAGCGATTCTTGGGGAGACCGTTGGTCTCAGTGTCGAGAAGGAGAATTCGTTTTGTCATCGTACATTGTCCGGTGCCCACGCCGCGTTCATCAACTTTTTGCCCCCTTGCCTAGCCAAATAAAAAATCGACGTAACAAGTATAAATGGCCAAGTCCCGTCGTGTCCAACATCGCCGCAAGCACCGCAAGAGCCAGAAGCAGAGCCGCAAGCAGCGCCAGTCGCGCCGCCAGAAGCAGAGCCGCCGCAACCGCCAGAGCCGCCGCAACCAGCAGCAGCAGGGCGGCTTCCGCTTTTTCTAAGCGAATACGGATATAAATGCGAAGCATTTAATCACGTATGAGCGACCTGAAGCGAAGAGCGACGTGAAGCGAAGAGCAAAGAGCAACGTCTCAGCTAGAAAATAGGCAAGTAACATCCCTTACAGGTTTGAACGATCGACGATGTAGCGCATCTGGACCCCATTGTTTGAGCCCATCCATATGAACAGCAGTCCCATAACCCATATTTGATCTCAGTCCATAATGTTCGTGTAAATCAGGCCTAGCGGCCACAATTTCTTGGACCCATCGGTCATGCGCCTCTTTAGCAAGTATACTAGCAGCGGCAATGGGTAGACTTACTGCATCGCCATTAATAATTGTAAAACCTTCGACGACCTCCTTCGTTGAAGGATCGACCCAAGGTTTCCAAACATCACCATCCACGAGAATTCGTTGGAATGGAGTATTTAATTGTGCTAAAGCTCGGTGCATGGCCGATAAGTCGGCCTGGAGAATATTGATGCTATCAATTTCCTCCGGTTCTGCCCAGCTAATGACAGTCTCAATAGCGGTTTCGCGGATATAATCATCTAGGATAGCACGGAGACGACGCGACAGTTTTTTACTATCTTTTATCTGTCGTAGTGCTGCGCCATTATCAAAGTACGCCTCATCTTCGGGCGACAGGATAACGGCTCCCACATACAGACGTCCCCAGAGAGTACCACGTCCGGCTTCATCGAGGCCAACTTCAACGAGTCCATCATCGATCCATTGGCGTTTCATTTTCCTTGTACTAAGTAATGAGAACCATATTCCTGTCACTTTTGTTAGTTTTGCTGCTCTTTGTAAGCATATTAATGACGCCGCGTTACGAAGGATTCGTGAATGCTGTGAATAAAACCGCTGATCCGATCGATGTTAAGAAAATAATGATGAGTCCGTCGTTTTCGCAGATGATAACTACACCGTCGATAACTCCTGATGTCAAGAAACAAGGCATTGATGCGTTGAGCCGCGATGCGGTCTTACAGAAGGCAACTGGTTCTTCTGGTTCTTCTAAATCTGGTGAGCCGTTGTACGATGTGTTAGCCGTACCGCACGGTTCGACAGACAATTTCAAATACTATCCGGAAGGCGATGAGGATGAGAAGAAGTATATGAAACAGTGTATGAACAACTACAAAAAGAAAGATCTGGAACAAAAGTGTCCCAAGTGCCCTAAGTGTCCAGAAGGCCCGGATATGTCAAAGTATGTCAAGCTCGATGAAGTCCCGTGCTGGAACTGTTCGCTTCCATAAGGACTTTATGCTTTAGCCTATAAAGTCCGACCTACGAAATGCGACGCTTTAGCTGCAAGCATTTCTCCGAAATGCGAAATTAAAGTCCGACCTACGAAATGCGACGCTTTAGCTGCAAGCATTTCTCCGAAATGCGAAATTAAAGTCCGACCTACGAAATGCGACGCTTTAGCTGCAAGCATTTCTCCGAAATGCGGAAGTCCGACCTACGAAACACGAAATCAGAAGGCGACTGCTTCAGCGGTAAGTGTCTGACACTAAATCAAAAACCAACAGCACCTGTAAGGAATGTCATCGACAACCGTTATAGGGGCTGCCGTTCTAGTATTTTGCATATCTGCGCTGCTTTACTATCAGAGTCAAACGATGGAGCACTTCGGTTCCAACTCTTCTGAAGTCAAAAATATGATAAATGCGTGGGCGGTATGGGATCCGAAACAGCCACCTATAGCCGGTCGTTCCTATGATCCGCGCAAGGCGATCGATAATTCTTATCCTGTTCCACCTGATTTGAATCGCGCGCCTGTATCCAAACCAGGCGCATTTCCACCGGGCGCATTACCCACGATGGCCGATAACCAGCCCCAGGGTGTTCCCGGTGCTCCACCGAGTACCCGTCAGGCGATGGCCCAGTCCAAAGATCTATCGGAACTCGACAGCAAGATAATGACGTGGCTCGCAGCGGCCAGCCAGAAGGAGCACGAGAAACCCGGTAGTCTAACAGCCCAACAACTGGAACAGCGTATAATACTCCAGGCACGTCTGGAAGATATCCGTCAACAGCTGGGTCTCAATAAGATCACAGATAACTACAAAACAGTGGCGGATGAGATAATGGCCCTCCGTCGTGAAAACGCGGGATGGCAACACCAGGCGCCTTATATTAGCGCGGTCTTTGAATACGGTAAGGATGTTAATCCCGATGCGCTACTTACAAAGGAGCAATACGATCGGTTTTTCGATCTGTTTGGTGAAGCCATTAAGGAATACAAGAATCTGTATCAACCGGAGCCGCTCCAGAAGGTCCGCTACCAACAGCTCCAGGTTATTCGCCAGAGTCTAATTGATTCGTCGAGTCCGACAAATCCTCCGCCGATCAGGATGGGTGCGGCGCAGCTTTTCCTTCGCCAGATGCTCCGACCAGAACAGCCGTTACCGACGCTGTACAGTGTTGATTTTCTAGGTGGACGTTATGGATCTGGCCTTGGATCTGGCCTTGGACTCGATATGAATTCGGATGATGTTATGGAATATCTGCGAAACATCCAATGGAAACTAACAATGAGTTATGATCCGGCGGATCAGGAGATGAAGCGATCGGCGGCATCTCTGATGGATCGCTTGCGGGCGGGTGGAATATCTGTGACGGATGCGCGCAGCGCTGCGGTGAAGATGGATACACGGTTGCGACCGCTTCCATTTGGTTCTTTTGGTTCTTTTGGTAGCCCCGGCATTCTTGTTAGCAACTTCGTTGGCTCTGGATCTGGTTCTTCTCCTGGTTCCTCTTCTGAATCTCTTGCCTCACAAGGACCAGCAACAGGTTTTCCCCTACCGAAACCGAAACCGATAACGCTTGAAGGGGCCGATATTATTAAAGGAGCTAAACGCCTTTGCCACGATGTAACAAAAGCATTTCCGCGTGACGCCGCAGCGCTAGGCTGCAGTCCGATCAACACCAAATTCCAGGCCGAAACGGTAATCAACACGGTTTGTGCGAATATCCGGTCTTCGGTGCCATCTGTTACACCGGAGCAATTCAACTGTCCAGCGCTAAAACAGAAGATAAAGACAGATGGATAGTGTACTTTCAAACAATCTCTGGATATACCTGTTTTTCATATGTGTGTTTTTAATGTTTCACGTGTACACATTCCCATCGGCGATAGATTTCTTTGCTTCTAATGAAACTCCCGATGCAGAGAAAAATAACAGGTATCCGGTAGAGTAGCATGAAGAATTTACTGATGTACATTGTGGTTCTAGCGGTTGGTCTGGTACTTGGATCTCTACTTACTGCGGGAAATAGCAAAGTCGAGACATTTGTCGATGTGACTGAGACCAATTGTGAGATTTGCGGTGACGCAGCAAGATCGTGTGGATGCAAGAAACCCGATGAACGATCCGCGATCGATTGGTCCAAGTATGTACTTAAGGCCTCGGTTCCTCCGTGCGCGCCGCAGCCCGATATGTCGCGATATATGCTGAAGTCGGAGTGTCCCGCACCTCCCGATATGTCGAGATACATCCTGAAGTCGGCGGTACCGGCGTGCCCGCCGTGTATCAGCACGTGTAACAAACCCTGTAAGATCGGTGCCTGCCCGCCGTGCCCGCCGCCCCAGCGCTGCCCTGTTGTGGTCTGCCCAGAGCCGAAGAGCTGCCCGCCGTGCGCGCCGGTGGAGCCCCCGCGTTGCCCCGAACCCAAGGTCAGCTGCAAGGCCAAATACGAGCCAGAGGATCCTTGGATGGTGCGTCCGCTTATGGCATCTATCAGCGGTATGTAAGCCAGGAAAATTCAGGAAAACTCAGGAAAAACCAGAAAACCCAGGAAAAACCAGAAAAACCCAAATAAATTACTCTTAACATACAGTGATAATGTGTGCTAAAAGTAAGGGACAAACAAAATGGATACGCGATTCTGGGGACCATCGGGTTGGCGTCTTCTACATCTGATTGCGGCGAATCCACTGAGGAACCAAGCCGCGGTCAAAGAATGGTTCGAACTCTTAGAGTATGTACTTCCGTGTAAGTATTGCCGCGCCTCTTTCCACGATTACATTGAACTCCAGCCGCTTACTGACAAAATCCTGGTGAGCCCGAACAGCTTCGGCAAGTGGGTCTACGATATCCATAATCGCGTGAACGCGAAACTCCGTGGCCAGGGACTCCTCACATCAACGGACCCCCCGTGGCCCGCCGTCAAAGAAAAATACCAACACCTGAGCGCCACGATGTGCCGAGATCCTCCGCTTCTAGGATGGGAGTTCCTAGTATCGGTCGCGTACACAACACCGAACGCCACGTACAAACCGGTTCCGATGCCAGATACACCGGATTATGTTAGTCCCACCGCGTCGTGCGCGTTCAAGAATCGCTACAATCTGTTGGGTGCTCAGACGCGTATTCGGATGCTCAAGCGGTGGTGGAGTTTGATCCCATCCATCCTACCGTGTGAGGATTGGCGAAATGCGTGGACTTCTGTTTCTGCGCCACCGTTGAGCCAGGGGCGCGAGGCCGTGATGATGTGGATGTGGCGTGTGGAGGAGCAGGTGTGTGCCGGCCTCCAGTGCCCGACACCGCATCCTTCACTGGTAGCACTGAAGAAAGAGGCCGCGACTTATGAGAGCGACTGTTCGAAGAAGAAGCGGGGTAAGACTTGTCGACTAACGAAGAGGAAGACAAGGAGGAACCGGTAGCCAGAGAAGCCAGAGAAGCCAAAGAAGCCAGAGAAGCCAGAGAAGCCAAAGAAGCCAAACCAAAAGACATCGGTACCCCAGAGCTCTCAGCAGACCAGCCAATGCCAGGATACCGCTCCTTTAGAACTGTCTGCATTGCCCAATTATGAGATCCACCAGAAACAACGAATGCCTGAACATAGATACACCGATCACCGTCATCGACCTCTTCAGGTACAGACACGCGCCAAAGACGTCCTTTCCATAAAAATGGATACTCCATACATTTGTTAGTCCTACAAGTACTTAGACTCTGATCCCGTAAATATATTCGCCCGATATCAGTAGAACAAATGGAACTGAAACCGTATTGGGTGCTCGTTGCCGGATTCGTGGTAATTCTTCTTTTCGTGGCCGTCGTCGTTGCTCAGCGTCCACGGACACTTCCGGGTAGTGAAGGATTCGCGAATGCGACGAACACAGAGTTCATAATGTTTGGTGTTCCGTGGTGCCCACACTGCACTTCTGCAAAGCCACAGTTCGAGGCACTTGGATCTGGTTCTTCTGGTTCTTCTGGTTCTTCTGGTTCTTCTGGTTCTTCTGGTCCTGGATCTATAGTGACCATCGGCGAACGCACGGTGTCGGTCCGCTATATAAATCCCGAACAGGATCCGACAGCAGCCGCGAATTACCAGATTGACGGTTATCCGACATTCTATCTTGTAAAGGACGGGCAAGCGCTGAAGTATCCTGGGGCGCGCACCACGGCCGGTTTCCATCAGTTTCTCCTAGAGAATCTTGCATAGAAGCACGAAACGCCATCCACCCCTTAGCCACTTTAACACCCTCTTCAAACGCCGCAAGCAGTTCTTCTTTAGTAATGTTGAAGTCGATACTATAGATTGTCCGATTATTGATGGCAATCCAGTATCGAGGAATAACAGTCGTATCGCGATGGAGACCCAAAGAGATTAATCGTGTAAAATATTCAAAAATTGTCGCGATCTGTTTCACGGCCCTCGGTGCACGTCCAATAATATCTTTATCAGCGCACACAATCGCCAGAGTCTCATCCTTGTTCGGAATACACGACCACGGATATGGCTCCGTAATTGCCCCATCACAATAGATATCACCGGTCTCCGGATGGATCCAAGGCGCGAAGAAAAACGGAATCGTCGACGACGCACAGACAGCATCTAGGATTTTCATATTCGGCGAATTCACGGAATCGAATATTTCAGCCCTGCCACGACTAACATTCGTCGCAGAGATATGTAAGCCAGGCAGCCGTTCAAATGTCCAGATGGCAGAACCGGGTTCCCAGGTTTCTATAAATTTTCCGAGGATTTCTCGGAGATTATCTGTGGAAGCGGCACCCCAGACTTTGGCAAAATCGCAGACATAGTCTTCACGGATCTCACCGATCATACGGACATCGAATATGGTTGTGACTTCGCGCAGCCACGCACTACTAACACCGACTGCCGCGAACAGAGCACACATTGCTCCGGCCGAACATCCATACCAGTCCGTCACCTGCGCCGTCATACCGGATTCAATGAGATGTGTTAGAACCCCGAAGCTTCCCACGATGCGCGCTCCTCCGCCACCGAAAGTGATGGCACGCGGTTTCCAGGATCGCGGTTTTGATCCTGCCGACATTCCTCTACGTACAACAAGGGAGATGACGCAACCGACAGTACCGCAGCTGACACCGGCGTCCCTCTTTACAGAGCAGGCCAAACTCGACGAGATCCGTTTACAGGTTTATAATCGAATTCTGGGGACCGTACATCAGAAGATCAAGGCGCATTCAACGGTGCCGAACGCCGACCAGATGACGAGTTTCGACGTTCCCGAATGGCAGCCGGGATGTCCCCGTTTCGATGTCAAGGACTGTATTCTCTACATTGTGTGGAATCTCCGTCATTCGGGATTCAAAGTTCTCTATGTGTCGCCGAATCGACTGCTCATAAGTTGGAAGGAGCAGTCCATTCAGTATTATCAGGAGGAATCACCGATTCGTCAGGCGATGATTGCGGCCACCACTATCAACAAAGACGCCAAGGTTCCTTTGGCTCCACAGGGGGCAAAAGCCGAAAAGAAGAAGGCGGCTGCCTACAAGCCGGTCGCAGAAGGCGTAGCGGGAATGTTAGCCGCAGGCTCTGGTTTTTCTGGCTCTTCTGGTTCTTCCAGAAAAGGCGGCATCCAGACAATTACATTTATCTAATCACTTAAAATAGCGCAAATAATTCACTGGTTTCTCCTCTACATTACTATAACCCGGCAGCTGAAATCCCAGATTCGGTCGAACAATGTACCATCGTCCCACCGTCTGTAAGCGTTTCCAATACTGATCAAGAGCGTACTTCGGATAATCACCGGTTCTCTCAAACAGCGCGAGTCCCTCTTTATAATTTGCGATGAGTGTATCATAGTACTCCTGTGCTGCGACATACGCCGTCGTAGTCTGACACGATTGTAGACGTCCATCTGGATAACAGGCCACATAGGCTCCGCATAGTACGATGACGTCGAACGGTTTCGCCAATAACCCTTCTAGAACGGGGGCGCCTTTGTCGAAGTTATTCCACGTGAAGTCGTCTTCGACGATGAGAACATTGGGCCAGCCGTTGGCCTTCGCAAGCTCAAGAACAGCGATGTGACTCCGCGAACATCCGACGGCTCCCTTGGCGGCCTTAATCGCCGGGAAACGTTGTATTCTCTCAGGCGAAAAGGCGCGACGCAGTTGTCCTTCTATATGCGTGCGTCGATCAGTCCGTTCATCCAGATTGATGTACACCACGTGTTGGATTATGTCGAACATTGTCGCGTCGCTTTACCATTTAAACCACCGTCTGTTTAGGAGGCGACCGCCACCTTTTAGAGAAGATCCAGATCTAGATGCAGATCCAGATGCAAGTGCCACCGCCGTAGCGAAACGCAGAAGAGTGTCAACGGCAAGCAGCAACAGCAAGCCTACAGCAACAAACAGAAAGAGTTCAGCAGTGTTCTGCATAGGCTTTATCTGCGTAAGTGATTCCAGTTGTTTTGTTAGCATATCGAGACGTTTTTGTATGTCCAGTGAGGATGATTGGCCAATCGACGAAGATAATGGAATTACAGATAAAGGCGAAGACACAGATGGACCAGAAGCCGGTGCCGGAATTTTTCGCCAAAGTGTGGACTTTCCGTTAACAATTGGGATATTCGATGGTTCCAACATAAAAGCCTTGGACCATTCTTCAGGTTCCGCTGTTTCACCGGGAAGCGGGAAGAAATCGTGAAGAGCTGCCGCCGCCTCCGGATGTCCAGATCCTACAGAGGCTGTCGGTGGACCCATAGGTTCTACGGGCGGAATCTCTGCCGGTCTATCGGGATCGGGCGAACCACCGAGTGCTCCAGGCACGAATCCCTCTTTGGACCGTTTCTTTTTATGCTTTCCCGGATTGGCCGGACCCGTAAAAGCCTCTTCCAATGAACAGAAAACGCTCATTTTGTCCCCTAATTGAGGCGGTGGTTTTTGACACCAATAAAATCCCTCAACACAGTAATGGATATTACGACTTGGATACTTGCCGGTATTCTCATTTTCATCGTGATTACCTTGTATACAACTACGTCTGTAACCGAAAAATTCGACGGAGGTCTGCCTGATATGTCAGTTATGACAACACAGGCGCTGGATGCTCCGCCATCGACATCGGAACTCAAGAATCATTATAAGGGACTTCTTCTGTTTGTGGACGATGACATCCGAAAGAGTGGAAACAAGGGTCTCCGAATCTTAGCCGATTTTCGTGATCGGGTCTACGGCCGCTGCGACTTCCGCGACGATCTCAAAATCGATGATGTATTGGCATCCTGGCCGAAATGGCTGCCACCGCTGAGCAATACGATAAAGGAGCCCGTTCCCACAGAAGAAGATGCGGTCACTGCGGAGTCCAAGATGTTAGCCTATTTGTCCCGCAACTTTCCACGTGAGCCGACATCTTCTCCTGATGAAACCGAATCTACCGTGCGCAACCTCATCGAAGATTTCGGTTATCGCTTCGTATTCAAAAAAGGGAAAGAACTTCAATCGGTGGCACCCGACTTTGCACCAAAGAATATACTAAAAGACTGGATGAGCCCTGTCGGAAAACAACACAATCGCAAGGGAGAACGTCTGGAGACCGAGTATAAGGAAAAATGTATACCGTCGTCTTCTTAATAATCACCATCTTCCTCATAAAACCGCAAGCACTAACAGAGGGTACTATGAATCAACCGCCGTTGCGTCTCCACTGGATTCCGGTTTGTCCATCGTGGTTAGTGAGTGCGGGTATAGTGATTCTTGCGGTTCTTCCCCATCAGATTCCTGTAACTGGACGCAGAATTCTGGGTCACGTGACTACACGTCTTTTATTCGCAGCGGCATCGATCTATATTTGGTTACTTAAACCGGTCCTGGGCACGGCGATGTTAATTCTGTTGGCCAGTTTGTCTATGCTGCCAGAGACAGAGTCATTCACGACATCCATAGTTACTCTGAATCACGATCGTGTAAAATCCGGTTCCAACAAATGGCTCGTTGAAGATACGCTGGCCGAGAAACCCCGTGGTATCCAGGATCGCACTGCGGATTCTAATCTGACGTATGATGAGATTCCCGACGAAAGTCTCACGTGGCATTCGGAGAAAGTTCTGGACGAACATCCGACGGCGATTCAGGACAAACCGGTCGCCGAATCCACGATCAATGATATTTGGCACTAAAACCGACGTCCTTTAATAAGGATGATGGACTTGGCGCATCAGCCACTTTTTCGACTTCTGGCCGCGATAATTGTTCTTCTGATTACGGATATGAATCCGGTGTATGGTATCGTCGCTCTTGCTGTCTGGACCCTATGGGTCTATGTGAGTTTCTCCAAGTTTTTTGTCAGTAAACAGTAAGGATGCCGCGTTCTGCGAAAAAACCAGAGAAACCAGGAATACCAGAGGCAAGCGCAGGTGTGGTTGTGAATCCATCGGTATCGGATCATCTGTTGATGAGCATCCACGATGTCAATATGAATCCATATTTGTTGGGCTTGGCTTATATCCTGCTGAACCTGGGCGGTCGTTTTATGGTGATGTCAGTCTCTCCAGGTCAGGAGCGATTCCTTCAGAATATAGTCTTCCGGCCGCTTCTGCTCTTCGCCATTATGTTTATCGGAACCCGCAATTTGATTGTCGCGTTCTGGTTAACATTGGTCATAATTCTATGTCTGCACTATCTGTTGAATGAGGAATCGGATTGGTATCTGCTCAAGAATCATCATATGTTTAATTGAGGCCCCGAGACTAAAACCCACCGACTAAAGTAAATGAATACTCTTATCCCGAAAGGTCCGATATATTGCTTTCAGGGCACTAAGATTGGAAAATTTCAGGAAATAGTAACTAATTATTTAAGAGGTAATAAGATCGTGAACTATGGTAAATTTTTACTACCTGATGGGACAGACCGACTTATTCACCAAGCTAATTTAGAAGAAGTAAAAGTCTGTCCAAGCGGTGGTAAATCGCGCCGTCGCCGTAATCGTAAACAACGCAAAACGCGTAGACACTAGACCTTTATACGTTCAAATTCAGAGTCACACCGACAGGTGCAGCGGCCGCGCGCCTCCGCCCCCGTCGTCTCTCAGTATTCATCGTACTCTCTGTCCCTACCGATCCGCTATCGATCCCAAACTCTGACAAAGGATCAGACGATGTGCCGAGGCCATCCCGTCCATTCGATCGCGGTGGAGTTGGCGGCGGCCCACTGGGCGTGAATACCGACGAATGTTGCGAAGCGATCGGCGGCGCCGCCGCCTGCTGACGTTCCACCTCAAACGCCTTCAAAATATCATCAACACCGGTGGGTCCGCGCATTTCACGACGGGCTTTTGCCGAAGGCAACGCTTGAGAATCGACGGCCGACGCTGCTACGTTGAAAGGCATACGGGTGTTCTCCGCTACCCGCGAAGGCTCTGCGGGAGCGCCCATTGGCGCCGGTCCAGGACCAGAAGGAGCAAAGCCGCCAGCGGCCGACATGAAGTTGCCTAATCCGCCACCCATCTTCGCCGCCATCGCAGCAGCAAACTGGCGTTGAAGCTCCGGATTCTCGTTCAACAGGTCCGACATACCCGGAATCCCAGTACGTTCTGCCATCGTGTTCGTCAAATGGTACATCGTCGCGGATACACCCAATGTTCCGACGAGACGCAACAACGGATGCATCTTCGCCTGATCCTTATACAAATCGTAGAGCTCCTCGAAAATCTCGTCAAAATCCTCCACATTCGTGTGGACCGACTCCGACCAGCCCTTGAGACGCGGCTTCACCGGCAGGCGATGTCCGAACTTGTCATTCACCATCTCCACACCCGTCACAAACGTCATCAGTGCGTTGCGCTGGAAGCGGATCGACGCCTCCAGATTCCGACTATCAGTGAGACGATCGTGTTCGGCCTTGATATCGGCCAGCGTATTCCCCATTGTCATCCGAGTGCCGCGAATATCCTGGTTTTCTAAGCGTCGGAGTTTTGTCAGATAACGCTGCTTCTCAGTGGCCTCCTGTTCGGCCGTTAGACCAGAGCCACCAGAACCAAAACCAGAAGAACCAGAGCCAACGTCACCTACATCGTGAGACGTATTGATGACGAAAGGAGAAGAGTCGTGGCTCACTTTGATATCGCCGGCGCCGGGGTTGGCATCCAGATTGACCACCTCGAAATCATCCACGGGCTTGATATTAATCTGAGGTGCTCCAGAACCAGAACTAGAGTCAGAAGAAGAAAAACCAGAGCCAAAGTTCACCTGGCGCTTCGGGGAAGGCGCAACCTTGTTCTGGTTTGTGAGAAGACTCATTCCGAGATCATCGCCGAGTTCTACAATATCGTCACCACCAATATCGATCTCTTTGGCACGCGAAGCGAAGGAGGCCAACTCTGCAACGGAGGGCTTGGAGCTCGCTTCAGCAAATTGTACACTCATATCGTTGCCTTAACAACAGAGCTTTAATTCGTGGTCGAACCGCAGCGGTTAAGCAGTATTTTAGAAAAATAGAATAGAGAAGTGAAACATATCACTTCATTGATTTTCCTACTTAATGCGGCGCACGCATTAATTCGCGGAGTATACGGATACGGTGTTGCTTTTCTAGCAATGATGGTCACATCACTGGCCATTCATACAACAGATAACACAACTGAATATTGGCATACAATGTATTGGATAGACCAGGCAGCAATACTATGTGTATTTATGTCTGGGCTATATTACGCACTTGCTATAAGAGTCGAATTTCAAATGTTAGCCATTTTATCCATAATAATCGTGACGTGTATGTATTACGGAGGCTATCTCACAGATTCATTATGCTTTGATAAATCTGCTGACAAAGCATCTGTAACGCATTGTATTATGCATATTATAGGCTCCATCGGTCATCATTTTATTATGATGGGGCTGTAAATTCCGGAGATAAAGAGTAGAGGCCCCCCAATGTTACAATTCACGTCACTGCTTTTCATCACAAATACACTTCACGCTTTCGCAAAAAAATACATTTTCTATGCCGCACTATTACTATTGTTGACTGCTGCGTCGGTTGCGTGGCATTCATCTCCGAAACTAGAGCCCGATTCAATGAATATTTTCTGGATAGATCAAGCGGTTATTTGGGCAACGGTCATAATGAGTATTTTCTATGTTACCCAGATGCGGTCACCGACGTATAAGATTCTGTTAGCGTTGTTCGCATTGGTTGCCAGTGCGTTGTCTATTTATCTTGTGGTAGGATGCGACTGGAATAGAGAATATCCAACAGAGCACTCTGTATTCCACGGGATTGTCTCTATTTGTATTCATTGTGTGATTGCCGGCTTGTAGTCTAAACACATCAAGAAAGCATCGGCCAAATCATCTTGTTTGGCCTGTGACTTCCACCACGCAAGTTTCTCCGTTGCTTTCGCTAGACCTAGAACCTCTGCTACCTTCGCAATGCCCGCGAGTTTTCTGGAGCGTTTCGCATCTTTACCGACACCTGCATTGGTCCCTCTTGTCTTAACACCCGCATTCGCGAACTCAATGGTTCCAGTCCATCCGTGTTCGTTTCGTAGCCGATGATCGATAAGCGTGAATAACATAATCTGGATCGACTTCATATGTGGGGCAAACTCTGATGGCTGGTTCTCTATGCGAATCACATCTGCAGGGGCCAGCCGCTCAAGCTCCGTGTTCAGACACGTTTCCATACCCACCAGAATCTGTTGGAGACTAACACCTTTGACCTTGGGTGCTTTGTAAGGCATAAGTCGGATAGCCCCAGCTTTCTCTTCTATTACCGTTTTCGTAGCCTTCTTAGCTTCAGCAGCGGTGAGTCCGAGTTGTGTTGGTCTATCGGAAGCCCACGCACGCCAGTCAGCCAACTTAGTTCCAGAAAGATCCAGAATAGGTTTTGCGGACTTCTTGGCACATTTCTTACACAGAAGTTTCTGGAGAGGGACATCTTGAAAGGAGGCGGGTCCACCACACACCTTACCGGCAATGAGTGATCCGCAGCGTGTTTGACTCTGAGAGGCGGCGCCATCGGCTAACAGATTCAGATTGGCCCACGCCTTGATTTCCTGCAGGGATCCACTGAGGTCAAAAGACGCAACGCAGTAACTCAGATTCTTGATACCAAGATCGAATGCGGCAACTGTGTAAGTCATTGTCTGATGTTATGATACTCTTTTTAGACCATAGGATGAGCTAAAAAGAGTTTGCGTCAAATGGGAATCGAACCCGTGTCTAGACCTTACTGTCGTACAATATTGAGTTACAAGTAACCCTCATATTGTTCTTATGGAAGAGTCTCATTCTACCACTGAACTATTAACGCTCCGTAGTCCATACGAGTTTCGATCTCGTGGCCTCCACCTCACATGCATAACATATGTTATAAGAGTGGCTCTCTACCAGCTGAGATAATGGACTAAGCCCGCTGGCAGGCGAGTCTCAGGTGGGTTTCGATCCCACTGTCTGTCGCTTAGAAGGCAACCGCGTTTCCAATTACGCCACTAAGACTCTACAATATTCTACACATCGTGTTCTTTAGGTCTTAATCGACCGAATAAAATGTTAAATCGACCGAATAAACTGCCAGCGCATTTCCTGACAAATCTTCTGCCACACCTGATCCTGTTGGTATAACTTTTCCCGCGACTTGAGCAGCTGAAAGCACGGCAAAAACTCATCCATTTCCAGGAGCTGACAGAGTTTGTACAGCACATACGGATATGACAAGAAATTCGACCTGTTCGCTGGACAGTATTTGATGAACGCCGGCTGGATCTCCTTGAACATATGCTGCAGCTTCTCCTCCATTTCCTTCGACAACGTGAGCATCGTCATCTGCTGCTGAATCCGATTCTTGATTTGTTGGACGTGATCATACATCTTAGAGAACTTGAGTTTCTGGAGAACTTCACGAATCTTATCCTTCTTTACTTTTTTCGGATCCGAAATCCTCTCCTTCCGCAGTTCCCGCATTACGGCCTCAATGATATCCTGTGGGATATCCGTATTTTCCTTCGCCTGGAACTGCGCGAGCCATTCATTGAAATGATTGATCTTCTTGTAAGCGAAATACGTGATTTCCCGCGGCGGATCCTTGTAGCTCGGCTTCTCCGAATCGATCAGAATGAACTCTTCGTGTCCGCAGCGTGGGCATCCCAGAAGTGCCTCGTTCTGATAGAACGTCATTTCCACATCGCAGGTCGGACACGTCCCCCATCCGGGTTCAATGCCGGAACCCGGCATAATTCCACTTTTAATCGCCCCCGGTTCCACCACTGCCAGATACCGCTCCATCATTTTATCACGGTTCATACCTTCGGACGAATCGATATCACTGGCCTTTTTGGGCGTCCGCTGCTCTGGCGGTGACTGCGGCGATCCATCGGTGGCCTCGGTGAAATAGCTCAGAACAGAATTGGTCGGCATCCGCATTCGTGATCCACCAGATGCAGAAGGAGCAGATCCTTTCGCCAGAGTTTCGTGTGCGTCAAAATATTGGAACAACATATCGCCGACGTTCAGGAAATAATCCAGCCGCTGGTCATCAGCACAGATACTTTTGATCTGTTGGCGCACGGCTTCTGCAGAATCACTGAGCTGTCGCCATTCATCGCTGAACATTGCCGAATCTGGCATACCGTCGATTTTGGTCTCTAGTTCTGCGAGTGTCGATTGTAAGTTCGACAAATTCTGTTTGGATTCCGTAAATTCTTTCATTTTATGTTGATGATGTGCCTCCAACGTTGTTGGACGATTCGCCGATCTACTCCGAGATTCAACGATTGTATCACTTATTAATACATCGCGTATAGACATATGGCTTGGTTGTATGGCGTTTCAGACCTTTAGGCTCTTTGACGAAGGCCGGAGGGACCACTGTCCGGTCGGCCGTTTTGGATTTAAATGAGCGTTTTGGGTGTTGGCCCGGGGGCTAACAATCACAATTAGGACATTTATATCGCATAACGGAAATGCGTGAGCTATTGGGTTTAAAAACTAAATAAATTCACCGGACCCGTGTAGAGAATGACAGGCGGTGGATTAATGCAGCTTGTCGCGTACGGCGCCCAGGACGTATATCTGACGGCGAATCCGCAAGTTACGTTCTTTAAACAACTGTATCGTCGTCATTCCAACTTTGCGATGGAGTCGATCGAGCAAACGTTCAACGGTGTGGCGAATTTTCAGCGTCGCGTCCAGTGCACGATTAGTCGCAACGGTGACTTGATTCACCGGATGTATCTCCAGGTGACTCTTCCCGCGGTAGATTTGAACGATCCGTCGGTCAGTGATTCATCGGGAGACCAATTCCGCTGGCTTAACTGGGTCGGACACAATTTGATTCAGGATGTCTATATTGAGATCGGCGGCCAGCAGATCGACAAACACTACGGTGACTGGCTCCATATTTGGAACGAGCTCACGCGCACGGCTGGCAAACAGGCCGGATATGCGGAGATGGTTGGAAACGTGCCACAACTCACGAACATAATTAGTAAAGTTGGTGTAGACGGCGGTTGTACGAATCAGTGTATAGGCGGCGATCCACATTCCAGTGCAGAGACGCGCAGCTGTTGTCCAGAGTATACGCTGTATATTCCATTTCAGTTCTGGTTCAATCGCCACGCCGGCCTAGCCCTTCCTCTGATTGCTCTCCAGTATCACGAAGTCCGTGTAACGATCGATATCCAGCCGCTTCAGTACCTCATTTGGACGAATAATCCTGTAATTCTGGACGCAGTGAATGCGCTGGGCCTCGTTGCCGCGTCGATCTACGTAGATTATATCTATCTGGATACGGATGAGCGTCGGCGCTTCGCACAGGTTGCCCACGAATATCTGATTGAGCAGCTCCAGTTCACGGGCAACGAATCTATCACATCAGCGTCGAACAGAGTCAAAATGTCGTTCAATCATCCGTGTAAGGAGGTTGTGTGGGTCGTGCAGCGCGATGCGTATATTGCGTGCGATTCCAGTGTAGATCCGTGGAAGGGACAACAGCCGTTTAATTATACGGATTACTGGGATCGCGCTGCGCTAGAGTCGGGGTATTCGGTATCTACAGTGGAGGGTATGGCGGGTGGCAATCCGACAGCGGTGGCGAACATCCAGCTCAACGGTCAGGATCGTTTTTCGGAGCGTGAGGGTCCGTATTTCAATCTGGTCCAGCCGTTCCAGCATCACACGAATATACCGGCGGTGGGCATCAATGTGTATTCGTTTGCGCTGAATCCGGAGGAGCACCAGCCAAGTGGCACGTGTAACTTTTCGCGCATCGACAATGCCACGCTCAATATCACAGTGACGAACAATACTGTAGGCAACGGATCAACGGCCAAGTTGCGAATCTATGCGACAAACTACAATGTGTTGCGGATTATGGCGGGTATGGGCGGGCTAGCGTATAGCAACTGAGGTCGCTAGACCGATGTTAGCTATACGCGACTGTTTCGAAGAAACTAGCTTACAGTAACTGAGCGTCAGCGATGTTAACTGTAAGCGGTCGTTTGCTACGCAAACTTAGCGTATAGCAACTAAAGGAGCGAAGCGGATTTGTTAGTCCCGTGACGGTTTACAGTATAAATAAAATCCCGCCCCCTATGAAATTATATCGCAAACCCATATAGAAGGCGATCTAAAGAACCGTTGAACTATCCTCTAGACATCTGATTTTGAGCCCCGGGTCTGGGGATCTGGATCTCTCCGGCCAAAATAAATTAGATGTGTAGATTATAAGCAATGACATCCGGTGGTCTTATGCAGCTCGTCGCCTATGGTGCACAGGACGTCTACCTGACGGCGAACCCGCAGGTCACGTTCTTCAAG